TGACTGTGCCAAGACCTAACCACTCAATATCCATCCAAAGAATTTGTGCTTTGGAAATATCTATTGTAATACCAGAAACACCAGTGCCATCTAACTTATCAATATTCCAATCATCTTGTGCTACCGATCTTTCAGTGCCAGTAGATAAACTTCTCTCCACAAAATAAGGAGTTGTACCATTAATCTCAAAATACATTCCATTATCGGCACCAAAATATCCAATTCTTTGCCTTAGATTTTCTTTTGGTGTGGCAGGAACAAAAGTATTCAATATAAGCAAAGATTTTCCTGGTTGATATGAGAATGTCTTTGTAGTCTCTCTAATTGCAGAACAACCAGCAGTAGTTCCAATACCAATATTGACTAATCCTTGAGTTGTTACAAATCCAACTGTAGAACCAGTGCCTACAATCAAACTTTCCCAAAGATTATTATCTCTATATCTGTGAGAACTATCAAATAGAGTAAGTGGTTGAGATATTCTAGTTCTTCCAAAAGCATCTGGATTTACACTTACAGGAAATTTATTGAGATTATCAACAATTTTTCCGTCTCTTGTTGCAACACCATTAACCTCAAAAAGTGTTCTTTCTTGGTTTAGAAAGTCTTGTGTATTCTTATTCCACTGAGCCATTAATCACTCCACGATAATCTTTCTGGTTGATATCTTTGTGCGTTTTTAATTCTAGAAGTATTTACCTCACCGGGATAAACATTATGAACGATTGCACCCGGATACTCTCCCTGAATTTGTTCTGCAAGTTCGTTCTTAGAAAGCATTTTGCCTTCTACTTCTAAACGATAAAGTTTACCTTCCCACATAACATCGGCAAAGAATGACTCTGATGCCTGTTCTGGTTGGGAACCTCCTACATTGAGAGTTCCATTAAAATCACCATTGATGGTGATGCTTTCTGAGAGAAATTGTTGAAAACTTTTCATGGTTCAGCACTTCCAACGACGACGGGCTTTACAGACAGGTTTATCTGGGGTCTTAGAGCAATCAATGTTATGCATATCTTGCTGACCCTTAGAACGGGCACAGAAAGACTTACGTCTCTTTGCATCCTTACTTCCTGGTTTTGGATCACCAGTTACGGCAGTCTTTAATTTGGAACCTGGGTTCTCACGACGATATGCCTTAACTGCTGCAGGACTCATTCCATCAGTTTTATCAGATTTATTAACCTTCTGCCAGTCTTCCGACACATCTCCACCTTCTACCTCTTCAGCATTATCTTCCCAATACTTGGGGCCATAAGCACATTGAGATTTTGTTTCAACTTTTTTACACTTGGGGCAATATTTTTTTACAGATGCTTCCGATAACTCCTCCCTCCAATCGGAAAATTCTTCTTTCTTGACTTTTACTTTCTTAGAATCTCCGGTTCTAAACTTACCAAATGGAGTTGGAAGTTCTTCTCCATATTCACCCTTACTTTTTTCAACTTTATCTTGAGAATCTACGTCACCATCGACATCATAATCAATTCTTTTTGATGCTTTCTTGGAAAGTTTTTGTAAATTTCCACCACCAATATTTGCTTCTAAATCAGATTTAGTTGGAGTATGCTTTTCTTCTCCAACTGGAACACAATTGGGAACAACTTTCTTACCTTTCTTTTTCATACCTTGTTGGGTATAACCATCCCAACATTTTTCATCCAACTCTGCTTCTTCTCTCATTCTTCCAAATCTTCCTCCTTTGAATCTTTCTTTTTCTGCTTTTTCCTTAGATTTTATTCTTTCTCTTGCTGCTTTTCTTTCTGCTTGTCTTTTTCTAGTCAATGCTTCTGCTGGACTCAACCCTGATACATCTACTTTATCTGCGGATGATTTGTCGTTTGAAATATCTTTTGCTTTTTGCTTTTCAAATTCTTTAGATTTTTCGGTATTAGTAACCGCACCAACTATTTTGCCCGCAACTCTTCCCGATTTTGCAAGACGTGATCTTCCAGATGAAACATTTTCATCAATCTGCTGACTACCTGTGATTGGTTCTGGTTTGATAATATCTACAAATTCATATTCAGTTGCTTGAAAATCATCTCTCCAGTTAGAGAACTCATAAGACTCTGATTTATTGCCCCAGTTATCGGCACCAACTTTGCGGCACTTTACAAGTGCTCCAGATGCATAAGCAGAAGGCCAAACGGAATAACGTGACTTCACTTTATGATAGCAGGCATCTTTTTTGCCACTACCTTTTCCTGGTTTATCTTTTACTTCCTGAATGTCCATTCCTTCAGTCCTTACATTAGTTGGTTTTGCTCCACCAGATTTTTCTGGTTGGTTGGGATCTTGACGATTTTTTCTTCTTCTTGCTCTTTCTTCTTCCTCATCGCTCAAATTTGCTGCCATTTTTGAACTTCCGCATTTTGGTGTAGAAGTTTGTCCAGGTTGACGGGCACAGGGTTTACCTGCAAATTTTCCCCCAAGCTGAACCCATCCAGGTTTTCCATCAGAAGATTTTGATTTACCAAACCAATCTCGAAGACCTTGATCTCCCGACTTTGTTGCCATTATTTAAAAGCAAGATTATTCCTTATTATTTAGAAAACCTTGCTTTAGCATTTTTTGTAGTTCAGATGTCGATCCAACAAACACTGCGTTATTGGTGACATTATTAGTAGTCTTTTTAGAATCTTCCTCAACTTCCTTAAGTTTTTTCTGAAGATCTATCAACTTGTCGGTAGTATCAGCAACACTCTTAATCAACTGCCCTGCGACCTCGTATGCTCTTGGACTGCCTCCTTCACCTGCTACCTCCATAATGCCATTGATTGCCTCCTGACCCTTCTCTATGAGGGAATAGAGATTTGCACGACTATACTCATAATCTTTATCGATATGACCATCTCTCGTCATATCGATATGTTTAATCTTAGAAGACTTATTTTCCGATTTAATGATATCACTCGTTGTATTGAGTGCATTATCTATCGATTCATAATTATCAGACATAACTATTAAATATCAGTTTTTTGGGTTGGACTGTATTGTTTAGAATCTTGGAAAAAATCCCATTCCTCATTAAATCCAAAATCATCACCAGGTTCAAGAAGTGCATCATCAATTGAATTAATTTCTCCATCATTATTCTTATCTTCAAGTGATTTGGGTGTTACAGTATATCTCATTTCACGTTTTGCAGTTTGAGTGTTTGTACCCGAATACATATCAACTTGAACCTTACGAATAAGACCATCTGTAGAATCTGCAATAGGACCAAATAGGTGTGTTTTTGCAGTAAATCTTAAAGTATAAATGAGTGCTCTTCTAGTTGCAAAATCTCCCTCATAGTCATCTTGAAAATCAATACTATCGAGAACTATAGGAACATCTCTTTTTTCTCCGATAGAATCGACTAAATCAATTGTTAAATTGAAAGATGGTTGAAAAAATGGTAATATTTGTTCTATTATTTGCAGTACATCATCATTTAATTTACTAAAAATATTTAATTCGAATGTAATATTATAAGGAACGGGCATATATACCTTTTTTACATTCCCTCCATCATCGCAAGCTTTAAATGTTTGGGTAATTCCAGTTTTTCTTGTTGGATCATATTGTATTCCAATCATCTCAAATGACATTCTTGGAAGTGTAATAGCAACAGATTTTGATAATTCTGCCTGCTGTTGTATTTTTGCTAAAAATTTCTGAGAAGGTCCGTATGATAAACCAACTTTCATATCAGAAATAGTATTGTCTGAATCATTTTTATGTTGAATATGAATATCATTAAAAAGTGTGCCAAATGACACGATGGTTTTTCTAATGATCTCGTGATAGTAATATGTTCCTAACATTAATATGTACCAAATGGATTTGATTCTGTAAAGTCTAGTATTTTATCTGCCTCCGATTCAAAATCATCATTGTCTGAATATTGATCACTTGATGAGGTATCTAAATCATAGGTCTTTAAAGTATATATTGCGGAAGAAGATGATCCAACAATATTTTCCCCTTCACTAAATGTTCCACTATTTATAGAAACTCTTAAAGTTTTATCAATATCTTGTCCAGGATTAGTCCATGACTTAACTTCGGCAGTAACTCCAGAAAGAGATCCAGTAACAGTTTCAGATACAATATAAGTACCAAATCCTACAGAAGGTGGTGGAGAAACAGTAATATTTGGTATTGTTGTGTATCCAGAACCAGCATTTGTTATTAAAACTTCAGAAAGTCTTCCTGATTGAATTCTTGATATAGCTGTTGCTGTTGTTCCTCCACCAACTGGAGGATCTATTGTAATTGTTGGAGGTTGATAATATCTGTCTCCTTTATCGGTGATTCCAATATTTAAAATAGAACCTGTTGATATAATACATGTTGCGATAGCACCAGAACCATTACCTCCAGTGATAGTCACTGTAGGTGGCTCTGTATAACCATATCCAGTATTTGTAATTAAAATCTCCTTTATTGATTGAATACCTCCGACAGAAGTTGTTATTGCTACGGCCGTGGCAGTTTTTGAATATTGCGATGTTGGGAGGGCACCTAATATTCCACTTGTATCTGGATCTCCTCCAGGATCACTAATTGTAACAGTAGGTATTTCAGTGTATCCTGAACCATCATCTAAAAGAACAACTTTACTGACTCCAGTAAGAGAACTAACTGATGCTTGACATTCTGCAGTTCCTCCAAAAGCAACCAACTTTAGATCGGTAATATATCCAACGTCTTCTAAAACTTCATCAATTTCCGAAATGCCGGTATCAATTTCTTCATCTTCATATTCAAAGAGTTCGCAAGATATCTCATAAACATAATTTTTTCCTAACTGATAAAAGGGTTTTTCAACTTCAACTCTCTTAATTTCAAATAATCTTTCTCCAAGTGGAAAATAAACTAAGTCTCCTTCTTTGGGTCTATCAACAAATACTAAATCTTCTCCTGGATAGTATATTTGAGATACTGACATTATTTCTGCCAAATATGGAGAAATAGATTCTTCAAATCTTTCCTTTGAAATAACTAAAGATATTTCATTTTTGAGTCTTAAACCAAATTTGGTCATAAGATCACTACCTGGAGCATATCCATCATAGTTGTTTAAATATGCTTCAATTATAAAACTTGAATCAAATTTTGATGATTGAACTTCATTTAATATATTATCAGTTTTTAAAAGTTTTCTTGGAATATAATAAACTTCTATTCCATAAATTTTTAACTGCTCATTTATTAAGTCTTGTACAAGACCTTGTTCTCCAGATGATCCTTGAAGGAAAAAGGGATTCAGTGCCATAATTAACCAATCAAATCTAAAGGTGGTAATTCATATTCAGATGCCATTCTTTGTTTAATATCATCCAATTCTCTTTCTGCATCTTCATATATTTGTCTTCCATTTAACTCAATACCCCCAGGAAGTTTAACTCCATTAAACTTAATCAAATTTTGTCCCCATTGTCTTTTTATCAATGAAGTAAGATATTTTTTTACAAAAGAATCATTGTATATTTGATTGAATGATTCTGGATCTAGTGCCCTATAGCAATCAATCACAAAAAATGTATCTTTAGATTGTGCTTTCCAATCTATATCCAAATATAATCTATCTTGCCTTTTATTAAATCTTACTTGTTTTTCCGTTGTAAGTAAAAAATCAATATCTTCAAGATATGATTTAGTCATTGCATATTGCAAAAGATCAACGGAATTGAAATAATATAAATCGTTCAAAAATAATTGATATTTTATGCTGAACATTCCACCAGAAATTGAACTGGTATCAAATTTAAATATTTTTTCAATTCCAATTACTGAATCTGGAACTTGAATAAAATTCGATGTTTCATAAAAGTTTGAAGTTATAGTTCCCAATCCACTTATATTTGTTGAAGTTCCTGTTGTTGTTACAATACCAACCCCATCTGTTCCATTTGCTCTTCCTCTGTCTAAATCGTCTTGAGAAATTTTGTACTTCAAATACATTCTCTCAACACCGTCATAGTGACGTTCATTGAAATATTGAATTGTATCATCGACCAAATCATCGATTTGATCATCATCTACATTAATTTCTAATACAGGAGCACCTAATCTTCTTAAACAATAATCAATTAATTGCTGCCTACTACTTGGTTTTGACATTAGTAAACACCTCCATCAATAACACTAGTCCAGGTAACAATTCCTGATGGTTCATCAGTTGTTAATATAAAATTACTCGTTTCTATCGCAGTTGAAGTGTTTCCAGTACTTACTAATTTTCCATCATTATCAAAATATCCTATACCATTTGGACCATTAAAATTATTTTGATATATTAAATATTCCTGGACATATAAATCGGATCCTACATATAAGTCACCTCTAAAAGTGGTGACTCCAGTAACATCAAGATTCTGAGTCGTTGTTGTGTCGGTTACATTTATATTTCTTACAAATCTAAATGTATCTGTTGTAATAAATTTAGATGTATTTGCATTATACTCTAAAAAGTATCCATCAGCCAAAGATGATGCGTCAACATCACTTAAATCTAAAACTCTAGATACAGATGATCCACTAATATTTGAAAGGACTTTTATTACCCCTTGACCACCAATTCTATCTGGTATACTTGGCATTACCTTGTTACCCCCGGTCTTACTAAAGCCATACCTTCAAATGCTTTATATTTTGTTCCTCCAGAATCCAATCCCCCAATCTCAACCATAACATCATAAACATATCTTCCAGGTTTCAAACTTAATGTTTGCTCATCTGTCAGAGAAAGTTGGATGATGCCAACTTCCGCATCTAAAATTGTAGATGTAAAAGAAACTGATGTGGAACTAGAAGGATTTTTTCTCAGTTGTGCAGTAACACCATATCCAGTAATATTGAGACTAGAATTTGTTCTAGAATCTCCTAAAGCAAAAGAACTTGAAAAATCAAATCCCTGCTCGATCAAGATATTGGATACATAAACTGCCATTATTTTTATGAATTATTATCCTTTAGATATTTATATGAATTATTGAAGCAATCATTTTGACAAAAAATCTTTAAGTAAAGATTTAATTTCTTCAATATCTTTTTTCATATTGTCTAGTTCCTCTTTTTGAGTTCTTTGAGTTTCAATTTTTTTCAGTCTTTGTCCATATCCAACAGTATCATAATTTACAATTGCTCCACTTTCCTCATCTCGATAGAGATGAGGATGATCTTTAACTTTAGTCAGTTTCTTCATTTCAATGCAAGAGTTCTAAGATCTCTAATAATTGGATAATTTGCTTGATCTGTTGATGACATAACAACTTTAATTCTATATCCACTAAAATCTGCCAAATCATTCGCAGTAAATTCATATTCTAAATATTGATTTTTTTCACTTGCAGGAACTCTAACATCAGGTCTTCCATCATTTAATGAAGAATTTACAACTTTTAAAGAACCTTCGGAAGTTGATTCTAAATTATTATATCCTGGGAAAAGTTCAAATTCTTGTTCAATTTCAGTAGAATCTTCTCTAACTAGACTATAAAGAACTCTAATATCTGCTGGATCAGGTCTATATGCAGTTAATATAACTTTGAGAGATGATGCTGGCTGTGCAAGAGTTATCACGTTAGAAACATAAACTGCTTCATGCGGATCATTATTAATAGAATTTGCAGAAGAATCGGTAGAATAATTTGTTACAGGTCTATTAATATTATCTGAAATAAATTCTACAGTAGAATCATTCAAGAATATCATTGGTGAAAGGTTTTCATTAGTTGTATTCAATGTTACTGTAGAATTAAATGATCTCTTTCCTGATACATTAGTAAATGATGATTGATTTAATTCATTGACTCTTGAACAAACCATACGAACAGAATCTAAATAATTTTCTTCATTTGGAATTACAGATTCTACAGTATTTTGAAGATTAAACGAGGTTTCATTTCCATCAATACTAGTTCCTGTTGTAGTTCTAATATTTGCGGAAATTGAAGTTTGTCTTCCTGGAGACAGGATATTAAATCTTGGATTGATTCTATTGAACAGAATATTTTCAGATGCTTTAATTTCACTTCCACCACCAATTAATTCAGTTGCAAATGATACTTGTGGATATGTACCATTTGTTGCCCTATTCAATCCTATCGACTTTCCTTCAATAGTTGATGTTGATGCTCTGTCAACTTCAACATAATATGAATCACTTTCAATTCCAGTATCAGAGATATCATAAGTTACTCCATTAATTCTTCTTAGAGAAATTCCATTGAACTCATACTTCATTATTTGAGAATTAATTTCATGATTTTCCGCAATTCCTTCAACTGCTCTGGAATTGATTGTCAATTGATTAGAAGTTGCCGTGCTATATCCAATAATTTCATCACCAATTTTAACATATCCAATGTTAGTTGCACTAACACCTTGACCTTCAAAAGTTTCAAAGATTGAAGAATCATCAACACTAATGATTCCAGATGCTCCAGTTGTGGATGAAAGTTGTGCGGTTAATACTGCAGGTGCCGTATCAGATATAATATCATTCAATACTAATTTATTATTATTTGCATACATTCCATGATTAAAATGTTGAACTTGCAAATAATTTCCAGAGAAAATGCCACCATCTTCAGTTGAACTTAAAACATCCGTATTGGCAAGAGAAACTGTAGTAGTATCTGTGTCATAATATACAAGATTTCCAGTTGGTATAGACCCCTGAACATTCGTAAGATACAAAGTATCAATATCACCACTAGAGGTAACTGTAATAAGTGCATCTCTACCAGTTTCACTTGATCCATTTGTAATGGAAACAACATCTCCACTTACATATCCAGTTCCTGGATTGCTAACAGTTATTCCAGTAATATCTCCATCAACACCAACACTGCCAATATTTACCGTTAATCCACTACCACTGCCAAAGACATTGGTTGTGCTTCTTGTACCGGTCGTATAGTTCAAACCAGCAACAGTTGCTGTGACACTAGAAGCACTACTTCCTGCAGAAACAATAGTTCCAAAAGAATTTCCTGCTCCTGCAATCCTCCTACCTGCAGTTAAAATTCCTATCAATCCGTCACCAGAAGAAATTGTAGTAATACCAAGAGTTACATTTTTAGGTAATGCTGTAATTGCATTTTCTTGTAAGGTTGGTACATACCCATTACTTGCATCAAGTGGAGGATTTCCAAAATGTACAATACCAGTATTTGTTACGAATTTCGCCTTATAAAGTTTAAATTTAAGATCAGATTCTTGTGCAGGAGTCCATGTAGATCCATTTTGTGATTTAAATAAACTTCCAAGTGCAAATTGTTTTGAATATACTTTTGCTTCAGAATCTGGAAGACTTTGAGTATCAATACTTCTCTCCCCCATTTTTGCAGTCCAAACTTCATATTGATCTGAATTTGGTGCAAGTAAAACAACCGCATATTCTTGTCCTGGAGCAAGATAAATTGGATAATCAAATTTTACTCTTGTTGCCACTGATCCATCTGTTGAAGTAACTATTTCACTTGGAGATAAAGTTTTAGATTCTCCAATAGAATTCAAAGTTGGAATTCCTAGTTGAACAGTTCTTATTTGAACTGTAAGTGGTTGATTTCCACTCGGTTTTGATGCGAAAAACAGATCTAGTTCTGTCAAGAATACTCCATTATCATCATCATTATCTCCACTGAAGTCCGGAGCCTCAATGTCTCTACCAACAGTAAAAGTTTGGGCTAATGGATCTCTTCTTCTTACTCTAGTGTTAATAGTAGTTGTAGTAATTGTGGTTACATCTTGCAATGCCCTGAAAGTTCCATTAGCAGTATAAGTTGCATCTCCTGCAGAGATGAGTGTACTGCCGGGCAGTGGAGTTTTGTTTGTAGAACTACTACTTAATCTATAAGTTTTTTTACCGGTAAGAATTCTTGGATTTGGTGCTGGATTTACATGTGGATCTTTAATAAAGAATGATCCAAATAATGTTCCGTTAGAATCTGAAATAAGTCTTACATCCTTTACATATGCAATTGTACCACTAGATTGTCCAACAATCTTAGCACCTTTTTCAATATACCCATTAAAACTTCCCTGCGCTTCTGCAGACAATGAGTTTAAATCAATGTTTATAGTTTTAGAAGACTGACTATATCCAGATGGTATAGACTCTGATGTCACATATGGATTAGTAGAGTATGTTGTTGCTGGAGAGTTAAATTTTCCAGTTTTATGATTTGATGATGCTAATCTAAATGTTCCTATTCTTTTTTCTCCATTATATACTCTTACTGTTTCACCTACTTCAAATGAACCATTAGAAGATCCATAGTTTTGTAAACTATTGGAATTGGCAATTTCAACAAGTTTCGGAATAAAGTCCAGATTGCTGTGATTATCTAAGAACTGATAATGTCTTGCAAGAGGTCTTAAAAGTGTTCCAAAGAAAGAAACATTTCTTGAACGAATATACTTTTCTGTTCCAGAAGAAACAAAAACGGTTTCAGTATTTGATCTTACATCTACTCTTGTTTCGTTTCTTCTTCCTCTAATAGTTCTTTGAACATTTCTTTCAACAATACGGGGTTGAAGTTTAAAAGTTCTTGTCCAAGTATCAGTATCTGGTGAAAGTTTAATCAATCCGTTATATTCGACAATATGGAATGGATTAACATTTTCAACATGAGTTGCAAAAGATTGATTTAACCAATCAACAGAATCGTACTTGAGGGTGACTGTATTGCCAGTTTTTTGAACATTAGAATCTAATAAATTATAATTTTCAGATAAATCCAATTCATTTTCTGCAATTTCAACTGCAGGAATCGGTCTTTGTTGTAAAGAATTTCTTAATGCAAATGGTCTAAGTTCTCCTCCAATAATGTTAGCAGTCGTTAAATTATCATCTGATAGAGATTTATCATTAAAATCATCTACAAATATTCCACTCTTAAATCTATTATTTCCATCAGAATCTTCAATTCTTAAAGATTCTGTATTGATTTCGAGTAAACTTAGAGAAGTAACTCTTTCTAAATTTTCAACTCTATCTTCGAGAGAACCAATGTCTCTCATGGTATATCTTCTATTGTCTATCATGCTGATGGAGGATTCATCAGTATTATACAAATATGCAGGGAGACTAATCTCCGCCAACTGCATTAGATTGACATCTTCATTTGTTGGAGGAACTGGTTCTACAGAAGAAACACCTTTTCTAACAATAACACTTCCAAATTTATCAAGATATACTCTGTCAATTCTTGGAAGATAAAAATCATATCCAATTAAAGATCCTTCTCCTGGTTTTAATATAAACTTGGGATCTGTTCCAAAGTTTCTTGATGAGAAATCAAATGGGGATGATGTTATTCCTGTAAAATTCTGAACTCTTGGTCTAAAATCAAGAGTATCAGAAGCTCTCACTCCTCTTGAACCTATATTTGGAATATCTTCTGAGAATCTATCTGCATCATAACTAAGAACCGTAAACACATCACCACTATCTGATGTAGGAACTGTGTAATGGTCATATACAACTAAAAGTCTTCTTTCTGGAATTTGAGATCCAACTCTAACTAATCTTGAATAGTCATAATATTCATTTTTTTGTCCTTTGTCTAAAATGAAGTTATTTGTAATATTTTTATATTTTCCAAAAGTTATTGCCTCTACCGTAGAAATAATTCCAGATTCTTTAAATGTTACATTTTCTCCTACAGAGAATTTTTGACCATTTAAATAAACAATACCAAGATTATTTGAAGATGGTTTTGTGACAATTCTTGCTAATGCTCCACTATCAGAACCAATAATATCTTCACCGATAATTGAATCAGCGTCTACTTGAGATATTAACGGGAACTGGACAATATCTAAAGTTGGGTCAGAAGTATTTGTAGATTCGTATACTGCAAGAACTTTAGAAACATCAGGAACATTTAGAGAAATTTGATCATCTTGAACTCTAAGTCCATAATATGGATTAAAAGTTAATCCATCAGCAATAGAATCACTAGTTCCTGCCCCAGAACGAGAAAGAGTGGAGAAAGTTACAAAACCTACAGCACTTCTTGCATATTCTTTGATTTTACTTTGAATGCCATTCTTTTTGAGAGTTGTATTTATAACAGCGTCACCATTATCCAATCCCGTAATAGTTACATTATTTCCACTTAAAGTGAATGTATCTGATGTTATTGTTCCGATTCCTCCACTAGTATAGTGTACAGAATATCTTTCTTGATCAAATGTTTCAAATGATGCACTAGTAATTCCAGTTACATTAGATAAATTAAACGTTACCGAATTTCCGGAAATAGTTAATCCGGTAATTTGTCTAGTTACAGATAACTGAGATTCAGAAAGATCTACAGATGAAATATTAGAATCTGGAAGATTTGCATAAAGAAACGCATTTTCATTATTTTTTAGTTCTGGAACTGCAAGTTCAATATTGTATGTTCCATTTGATCCAATACCACCTTCAAAAACTCCAGATACAGTGTTGATTGAAGTTACTGCTATTGATACTAAATTTCCTGATATACTATCAACTCTATTATATCTTAAATTTGTTCCATCCTGATATTTAACAACATCCCCAACCTTAATGCCAGTAAAAAGTTTTCCTGGACTTGTTAAAGTAGTTCCTGCAATACTAACTTGACTAATTCCTTGAATTTTCTTTCTACTCAGAACAGTATCTGCAGTAAATGGGGTTGAAACTAGTCCAGTTTGAGAAACGGATTTGATATCCCTAATTCCATAAACAGTAAACTCTTTAATACTCAATGCAGTATCAACACCATTAATTGTCACCTGCTCATCAGCAACAAAAGTTCCTGATGTTTGATAGATATTTAAAGACGTGCCACTGCCTGCAGCAACTGCATATCCACTTGCACCACTACTTTTTCCTCTTATAAAAGAAGTTTTAGGAATTTCTGTACCGGTTACACTTCTGTTAAATGTTAAGTTGGTGTATGTCTGAATATCATAAAGATATAGATCCCATTGAGTTGCTGCACCAGAATATGCTGCATCAGTTAAATTGAAAGTATATACTCTTGCTTTACCAATAACACTTCCACCACTTCCGTCCCCTTTAAACTGAGACTTTAATTCAATTTCTGCATTTTCTTCTGCTGCACCGGCAACATTATTAACTCTCAAAAGATGTCCCATCTCAAAAGGAACATTAGTAGATGATACATTTTGAGTATCTCTTGGTTTTTCAACGTCAATTGTTACTGTTGAATCTAAATCAACATCATATCCAGCAACATATGCTTTTCCAGGTGACACCTGAATACACATTAAGTCGTCAGATGGAATATTTCCTTCTTCTGTAATTTCATTTTCTAAAAATAAACCATCATTATCAATTCTATTATTTAAGGAATCGAGAATATTTAATCTAAACTCATCAACCGCATAATGTCCAGATTCGTCAAAAGTTCTTTCTGCAATATAATCTCTGATGATATTGTAAACAGTTTTATCAACTACTTTTTTTATCTTCCCATCATCAACTCTAAGAATTTCTATGAAATCAGTATCATTTAAATCTGTTAATAACTTTTTAGTTAAAGTTAATGAGATCTTAAATCTATCGGCACCAGGTGCCGCAAAATTTGTAAATCCTTTTGCATTATCGTATAATGTTTCATCGTCTTTGGCAGAAACTATTGTTTCTTCTACTTTCAATCCAACTCTATATGATGGATTATTTGTATAGTAATCCAATATTAAAGTTTGTTTAGAAACATTGACGAATGTTCCTCTTACAAAATATACCCCATTATCGATAGATGCTGAAGAACCAGTCGATGTTGCATTTAAAGAAATCAAAGATGCAAATACTGTTCCGGAAGGTATTGTAGTATTTCCATATACTACATTTTCACTAGAAAATAAAGATTCTCCATCTTGGAATACTAAAGTTTCTGAATCAGTACCTGCTTGAGAATATTTTACATATATTGTTACATCGTCTACGAGATCGCTTTCATTAGTTAAAACTACATTTTTAACTGTAGCAGTTACTCCAGAAGATTGTCCCGTTATAGTTTTTCCAATAAAATTTTTAATATAAACAGAAATGTCAATGCCTAAATTTATTAAATTAAGTTTTACGGCAGAATAATCGTTATCAAAGGTTATGGATCCAGGAAGAACCATGGAACCTTCTTTAAAAATATTATTGCCAAAAGACTCTACTTGATTTTGTAAGATGGACTGGAGAGTTGTTAATTCTCTAGCCTGAACTGGATATCCTGGTTTAAATAAGACTTTATGAAAGTTTTTATTCTTATCATAGTCATCATAATATGGGCTGATATTTAAGTCGGTTTTTTGTGCCATCTTTTTTAGAATTCCAGAATGATTTTAACGTCTTCTTTTTGTCTAGAGTCTCTCTGAACAATGGGTCTATTGTCAATGTAAATTATATCCCCCGTCTTTTTATTTATCTCTGGATTTGCAAGTCCATTTGTAAAAGTAACTCCCAAATTGATCTGCTTCGAATTCAATATCATAACACTACCATTTATTGGATTGATTGTTCCTATGGAAAGTGGATCTGTAGTATTAAATCCTACTATATTTTTACTGAGATTACTATGTACTTGATCAGTTTTATTTCCAAAAGATAATGATCTATCTTGATAATATTTTAAAATCTTAGTTTCAGTGTCAAACGAAGCAACATATCCCTTTGCAACTTTGCCGTCATTTTGTGTTTGTGTTATTTCATCACCAACAGTTACTGATATTGAGTCTGTAAGTGCAATGGAGTAGAGAGATGAAAATGTATTACCAGTAAATGTAACTCCCGTTCCAATTGTTGAAGAAGAAAAAGTTTCTGGATTTTTTATAATCCCAACTTGAGAAAATTTTGTGTCTATAGGAAAATCTTTAGTTGAATCGTCAAACCTTGCATACATTAATACTTTATCAGTTCCTAATTCTGTGTAAATATCATATCCATGACCTTTGGAAGGTGGAATAATGGGTATTAACTTAGAACCTGTTCCTGATGTTTCACTTAAATCCAAAACTCCATAAGTATATCCTTTACCTCCATTTGTAACAGTTACTGAAGTGATGCTACCATCAGTTACATCAATAGAAGCAGTTGCTCCGATACCATCACCTAAAATTTTTATACCAGACTGTGTTCCATTGGTATATCCACTTCCCCCATTTTCAACATATACTGCCTTAATCTGATTGTCATTACTTTCAGAGTTTCCTCCTTCTCTAATGACTGTATAATCTGAACTTGTCTCCCAATCATTAGGAACAACAATATATTCCGTAGAATCGAATTTAATAACGTCTGCTGGAGATATACTAAACAAATATTTCCATCTATATCCATCAGAATATTTTACTGGTTCTGGATCAGTGTGTGTCGGTTCAATTGAAGAATTTGGAACAGTTGGATCAATACCAGAAGTTCCATTTTCTATACAGACATAAACTTTAAAATCACTCGTAATCACGTAGTAATTTGAATCATATAATCTAGCACTTTTTCCTTTAGGTGATAAATTGTCCGATCTATAATCATGTCTGTACATATCATAGGAATTATTTTCAACCCACTCAATTTTTCTTATAACCCTTCTAGCATTTTCTGTGGTAATTTTTTTCCCAAACAGACTAGTATCTCTATAATGAGATCTATATTGAAAATTATCTGTGGGATTATTTGCGGAACTTGTATTCCAATCAGAAGTTCTACCAAATCCAGTTGCGGTTGGATTTGATAAACCTAAAAATGCATAATAAGAATTATTACTGATAGACTCTACAAAAGAACCAGCATTCAATATTCTAAATTGATCTGTTACGAATGCAGCCATATTGATAGTTTTTTAGATATTTATACGATAATTTTATATTTCAATTTTGGGAAGTGCTCCAGTTTTTCTAATTCCAATTCCTCTTCTTTGAATCGTTGGGTATGTTGAAAGACCAGAAACAATATTTCCAGTAACTCCGATAGATATTGGACTTGAGGATCTTGTTCCTCCAGATAATCTTCCCCATGAATATTTTCCGACTGGATTTGATGCATTTCCAGTTGTCCCAATTCCGATTATATTAGAATCCGATTTTACATTACAAGTTAAGATTCCTATTGTAGAACTATAAGACCAATCTGAGATATAATATATATTGTCTAAACATGTGGTTCCGATACCAACAATTTCAGAATCTGAACTATTGATTGATGTAACTCCACTACCAATTTGAGTATCATAGATGTAAATAGGATATCCAGTTGATAATCCAGTAAAGTTATTGCTGGCAATCGTGAATTGAAGTGCTAATGGATTTCCTCCTGTTCCTGTAGTTGTTGTAATTCCAGTTACAATACCTGAGAATCCTTCAATATTAGTAAATCCTGTAATTTTTTCAATAAGACCGGTCGAATATCCGACTGTAGAAATCCCATTAATAACCAGTGCATCGCATGGTGTGGAGTTATCAGTATATCCATTATCCGTTTCATAACTAAACAGTTCAGAGTTTTCAATAAACACTTCAGTATCAGATGTAGATACGTCTTTAATAATTCTTGCCGTTGGGAAGACTAGAGATTCCAATGTATCTCTCGATTTACTTACAAATTCTCCATTAATTTTTCTATCTGCTTTTTGTTTAGTCCAAGAAAGTGGTCTATAATTTATTTCATCAATTCCAAGTCCAAAATAACGATCAGTTTCAAATTTATCGGAGAATGATAAGTTATAAATCGTTCTCTCATCTTGTGTTATTGTACTTGGATATGAATTGTTACTTATAACCTGAACAATATCTCCAGTTTTGAGAGTTTCTTTTATATCTACCTGATTAGAGTCAACTCCTTTAACTCCTCTGTAAAAATAAATTTCAACTTCATCTTCAGGTAACGGTGCTTTTGTAAAGATGAATGATGTTCCACCCTCAAAAATGTAATTTGTTACTGGTTTTTGTAAAACACCATTTATAAAAATTACAAGAACATTATTAATATTTTGATCTACAGGAGAACCATCTTCAGCCTCAATACTGAGAAGTTCTCCATTATAAAGAAGTGGGAATCTAACTCTTGATCCATCTTGGAATTGTTTTATTGAATCAATGTAATCCAACTCTCCAAATGTCCAAGATGCAAAATTATCAGAGTATGTATCGACTACAGTGACTGTAAAATCGGATAATGGGGATGCTAAAGAAACATCTGTAACTAATCCTACAGGTTTAAATACATCACCTCTTCTAAACTTGTATCCAGGTCTTGAGAACTTGAATTCAGTAACTTCAAAATAAGTAGACCCTATTCCAGTAGTTGAAGATCCTCCAACTTTAATATCCATTAACAATCCAATTCCAGTATCGGTAGTTGAACCAATTCCCTCTCTATAAACTCCTGTAATAGGAAGATTATCATACGATGGATCAGATACAAATATTTGTGGATTGTTATATCCAGTTCCACCAGTACCAATATTGAAAGAAAGTGTTCCCCCAGCACCAACATTTGCTGTTATTGATGCAAGATCTCCAATATGTCCTTCTTCAAAGACGGTTACTCCAATAGAAACTAATCCATTATATCCAGAACCGAGATTATCAGTTGTTCCCAGTCCAACCGATACGATAGATCCTCCAGCACCCACAACAGCAGTTACAGAAGCACCTACAAGTGGAGCAAAACCAAGTCCTGGAGTAGATCCATAAGAAACTATAATTCCACCTCTAGGAGTTTCATTTTGATTTGTATCATAATCGGAGATTATATATTGAAGTGGATCATCTGGATTAGTAATTCCAGAAAATTCTGCAGTTGTTATTCCTGCAACAGAATCTTCTAAAATTTCATAATTAAATGTGGATGGATTGTTCTGAGTTTTTGGTGATTGATAAATGCTATTAATAAAAATAAGACCATTTGAACCCTCTGTTCCAATTCCAGTTGTATTGGCACCACCAACTTTTAAGGTGAAAGTTCTTCCAATTCCAGTAAATTCATCCGATATATCATCATAAACTTTATTATTATCATAATTAGATTTTAAGAATACTCTACCACTGAATGATGAAGTTTCGAAATCTAAATTATTTTTGGTTTTGTCAATTTGTGGATTTCCTCTTGGAGGTTCGGTAAAATAAATTGCATCGTCTACAATATTAAACGATCCTTTATAGATTGTTACTGCAGATGAATCGGAATGTGTTGATGCAGAAGAACCAACGAATCCTCTATCAACTTCTACCAATTTTAGAGATCCACTGTTTGTAATTGGGCCAACATTAGTTGTTCCTAATCCAACATTAGTCACTCCCATATATTCATTATCAATCAATAATATATCTTTTGGATTGATGCTAGAAATTCCTGTTAAAGAAACAATAGTGGTACTAATTCCTAGTGAACCTCCAACATTTCCAGATAAACTATGTGCTATTCCAGTAAATGCTAAAGGATATTGAACCAATTCATCAATAGTAATGATACATTTAGAATTTCTTTCTGCCATAGTAAATCTATGTGCATTTCCTTCTCCAAGAGAGGTAAAAGTTGTTCCAATACCACTATATGCTGCTCCAACAGTCGTTGCAACTTTAAATGTATCTTCTGTTAATTTAATTGCATATACTGTAGATGGTAATTCTCCACTAGGAGTAACTATTGCACTAGTTCCAACTCCAACAAATGTTGAGTTGGGAGTATATATTAATTCTTCTCCAGTTACAAAGAAGTGATTTGGAATTGTAAATATACCAGTTGTTGCTGCCAGAGAAACTGAATTTGGATTGAACTCTTTTGAGAAAATAGGTATATTATTTTCTCTCAATACGAAATTATTTTTATTAATTCTATCCAAATTAATTGCATTATAGAATTTTTCATCAATACTTTCCGTCACTGAACCATAATTTAAATCTGGATAATCATTTACAGAATCTAAATCTGTGTACAATAATTTACTGAATACTTCAATATCAATTTGACCAACTTGAGATGCGTCTGGATAGAATTTAATAATCATATCACTTCCAGTTATTTCTCCCCCAAAAGTTCCAATTCCTACTGCACTATCTAAAATTTCTGTGCTTCCTACCGAAATTAATGGAGACTGTTGAATGTATACATCAGTGCCATCATGTACGGTCATAATCTGATGAAGTGCCTTTGTTGAACCTGCACTTACTTGAACTAATGTTTTTGATGCATTAAAAAGATTTTTATTTGTAGATTCGATAGTTGTTGCAGCTGCTGAAACCGTGGAAGTATAATTTGAACTATAGATTATACTTCTTTCTTGTCCATCAGATTGTCCTGAGGATTTAATTCTATAAGTACCTATTCCAACTGAAGTCGTACCAAATCCAACAATATTGGTTTGTATTTCAATAGCATTTGAAGAATTATTTCCATGCGTTAAAGAAAAAATTCCACTATCTAAATTTGGATAGAAAGTTCCTATTTGATTTCCAGTGAATGAACTCAGAGCAGATCCATCAATATAATATTCAGAAGTGAATGTATCTGTGCCATCATGTGTTATATACAATCTTATGTAATTTGTATCTTTAGTAATTGTATCCAAAACTAAAGCATTTACATATAAAGATTCAAAATTGGAGGAATCTAAAGAAACAATAGTTGTGGTTCCAAGTCCAACCGATGTAGTTTTAGTTCCAATTAAATCGACAAATCCAACAGATTCTGTTCCGACCCCAGAGTCAAATACTTGTTTAATGACTTTTACATTATAATTTGTATCATATGGATCCACTGGATAGAATCTTAAAAATGTCTCTTCAAATTCATTAGTATATAAATCAAAAGAACCATATTGTTCTCCAACTAAATGTAAACTTGTTGATCCAAGACCAACTATAGATTCATTTTCAACAATAACAGTGTCAACTCCATCACTAAGAATAGTTACATCAGTCAATTGAATTTCACTACCATCTTCACTAGTTACTCTAAAAAGGTAATTGTAATATGTTTTATCATCTACTTCTTCTATAGATAAAAATTCTGTATTTTGAGATTCTGAATTGGAAAATTCATTACTAATATCATCAATATTCAAAACATTCATATTTTTTAGTTCAACATAATCTGCAATTCTTTTGTTTTGAAGTTTTATAAACTTTGATTTTGAATCAACTACATCAACATCAATAACATTATCAAAGTTATTAATAGTGTCTACTCTCTTTTTATCAATTACATCATAAACAATTGTGAATCCATCATTAGATTTTCCTAAACCAGCATTGACATTAGAAGATACTTGAGTATCTGCAAAGTTCTTAAGTCCACTTGTGTGAACTAAACTCTCAACTGGAGATTGTTGGTCCTTATAAGTTATAGAACTCTTTACAGAATATGAAAGATTTTGGTAATAATCATTATTTGGAGTAACTTGGTAGTCTTCGCTCAACTTACCAGTTTCATTATCCCAACCAATATTTTTCAGATTGGAATATCCTACATTAAAAAATCCTGAAACTTCATCGATTGTGTTTACTGTAGCAATATTGCCGGATTGATTTCCAACAATAACTTCACCGACCGATAAATCATATTGACCAGAAACTTTTAAAGTATTTTCATCACTTGCCGACACTTTCAAATCTCTGACTGTTCCATTCGAAGATAGAGTTTCTCCGATTAAAAATTCTGATATTTTTTGGGATATTTCAAAAACAGGATAATCGGCTTTATTAATAATAGTTCCACTAAAATCTTGAATCGTTTTTGCGATTCCAGTATTTGTGGTAAGACCACTAATGTTTATTGTTACTTTATCATTAATTGATGATGTTGAATCATAATTAGATACAGTAAAAAACTTATATCCATAATCTGAAGAATTGAACCCATCTCCATCAGAACTATATTTCTGTATTCCTTCAATAAAGACCAAATCATTAACTTTAAATGGAGCAACTCTAAAAGTGGTTCCTGTTCCAATAACTGGAGTAGATATATAGCAAGTAAAAATTCCAGAATTTGAAGATTCTACTTTTTCAATAGAAATGCCATTGCTATTATTGATTGTAAATAATTCTACAGTTTCATCAGGAAGACCCTTAGGTGGCACTACAATTTCTGCAGAATTTATGGCATTTTCAGATACACTAAAGTTTATTAGTCCAGAATTAATAACACTTCTATCGGTAGAATTTACAATTACAGAATTTGGTGATGATGTATATCCACTTCCTCCACTAATAAGTGATATCTGATCAATAGTATTTGTGTTTTTTAGTGTAATCTTTGGAGATATATTAGCTTTAGGTCTAAGAGTTTTATCTGACGAGTAAGTAAATCTATTACTAATAACTTTAGTTTCTTTTGTCGAACCAATTTTATTTGACTTGACATTTACAATTAAGTCAGATCCAGAAGTTGAGTTTGTAGACTTTAAAGTTGGCAATCTCTTATATCCAGAACCTGAAGATAAAATATTCAAAGAATTTACAGAACCAGAAGATAAAGTTGATGTTGTTGAGTATTCTAATAAATCACATTCTGTTGACCCATAAGAAACTCTTTCTGGTTTTTTGGTTAAATTTATATTGAATGTTGTTGTTCCTATTCCACTAATCACATATGATCCATTATAATCACTATTAACAAATTTTATAGAAGAACAATTTACTACATCAATATCGGAGTTAATTAAAGTTCCATTTTTTTCTAATGTATAATATAAATTTTGAGGAATCTTAGAATCATAATTGATTGTTAGTGACGCATCTGAAGAAACTCCAACTGTTCCCACTCCAGAAACATTAAATACTGAAGATTCTCCTGTAGAAATAAATTGGTGCTCAAATTTAGAATCTGTATAGATCTTAAGATTATAACCAGATAAAGAAGAGTCTGTTAAATCAAATTTTAAATCATTATTCTCAATTGGTCTCAATCTTGGATTTATCAACGATAATGTTTGGGAAGAACCACCAGTAGAAGTAAATCCTATAGTATTTGGGGGATTTTTTTGAGAATCAAGATATGTTTCACAAAGTTTAAATTTGTTATCATTAACTTTATATACAAAGTATTCCTCATATCCACTATCTTCATAAAGAACTTTATCACCAGTCTCTAAACCATGATTTGTGATTGTAATTTCATTTGTAGTTGTACTAATACCAGTGGAATTGAATCCAATTGGATTTACAACAACCGCATCAATTTCAGACTTATAAAGCACTCTAACAGCAGTTGAAGTGCCAATTCCTACTGAAAGATTTGGTTTTACATTTAAAGATATAGAATCTCCATTTTGAAGACTGTGTGCCGTAGAGACAGAAACAGTTACTTGATGTTTTTCAACATCTCCAGATATTTGGGTATAATTTGACTCAAGTAAATATTGATCATTGTCGTCCCCATTAGAATGGAAATATAATTCTTCTCCATTTATAGAAGTTTTTAATCCAATAAGATTTGGATTTTTGTTAACGACAAAGAGATTTGGAAATGTATCAATAAAAACTTGTGATGCGACCAATCCATCAGTAGAAACTATTAAAGTTGTTCCAGTCCCAACAACATAAGTAATAGATTGATTGGTTTTAAATGGATGATTATCAATATAAATTCCTTTAGATGGAATACTTCTAGTTACATTAGAAATATTACCAAAAACAAATGATGTACTATATCCAACACCATCAATTGTAGAAACACCGACAGATTCTCTTGGATTGAAGAATACTTTATTGTTTATTTTAGATTCAAATTTATCTACAGATTTGGAAATAGTAAAAGAGTCCGGTAAGAAAGAAACTGCCGCACCTATCGTATGCAATGTACCTACTGATCCTCTTTCAATTCTTAAAATGTTTTCATTTCTGAATATACCCAGAACTTTTAAGGTTTCCGTTCCAATACCAATACTACTACCAACTGATATTTGCTCTGGAATTGGTGCAACATAAATTTCTGTTGTAATTCCGGATGACGTTATTGTAGATAAACATCTTCCATTTGTATAGGAGGGAACTGAAATCTTATGTGTCCCATTTAAAGATGAAAGATTTGTTGAAAACCCGGATATTGTAACATAATCAAGATTAGAAAGATTGTGATTTGGTAATATTGAAACTTTTATTCTATTAGGAGAGTCCCAAGTAAAAATGGAATTTGGATAATAACTTGAGTTAGTATTTAATTCTGTAATTTGCTTTCCTTTAATTGAAGCAACACTAACATCCAATCCACTTCCTGAAGTGTTTGTATTATCAAAAACAAGTTGATCCCCAACCTTATAGTTGGATCCTGAATTCTGAATTTCTATCGATTCTATTGATCCTGATGTTACGGATGTTATTTCTATTTCTTGCTCTAAAACATCACTAGTCTCATTTACAAAATCATAATCAGCATTATTTTCAGATACTTTATATGGTAAAGTATTTCTCAGTAAATTTGAACTGTTAAAATCAAATGACTGATTTAAATCAGAATCTGAAATTAATTTTGATTTGTACTTATTTCCTATAAAATATGGAAATTGATTTATTGTTGCATGGTATGCATAAACTCCATTTGGGAATTGTTCATTTTTTTCATATCTTCCATTATGTTCATCCAAATCTCCACTTCTATTAAATTGATAATCTTCCACAAAAAATCCATTATCAAATCCAGAAGGTCTATCTACAACATTTGATACATTAAGAACGTATCCTGATTGTAGTTCTTTTATTCCCAATGTATTTTCTGGATCAGAATATCCATATGGTCCATATATTGGATTGCCATCATAAGCCCACCCAATAATTCCAGATAATTTATCATTCTCTTCTAAGAAAGAATTTCTTAAGTCTTCAAAATATTTCGATACTGAATATTGAAGTTTATCTTTACCTTCCAATAAAACTTCTCCAGATACAAATCTTTTACTATTCTCATTGACACGTAACTTTCTTATTTGAGGATCTAAGAATAGATTTTTTCCGGAGGAAGTGATAGTTATTTTTGTACTATTTTCATCATATCCAATGCCAGGATTAATGATTTTAACTTCTGATATTTGTCCATTATTGACTATGGCTCTCAATTCTGCTCCTGTACCACTTCCAGAAACAACTAAATCTGGAACTGAGTAATATTCAGAACCAACATAACTCAAAATAACGTTATTAATTTTGCCATCAATAATAACTGGTGTTAATTGTGCAGATTTTCCATTTTTTAATGTTATATTTGGATTTTTTTTAAAATTTAATATTGTAGATCCATATCCAGTTCCAGTCTCATAAACATATGCGTCTACAATTTTACCCTTTACGACTGGTGTTGTAATTAACTCTTGATATTGTTGTGTTATTGTTCCAAACCCAACACTAGTATATTTGATAGATATAGAAATGTCTGGATATTTGAAATATTGGTATCCAGTTCCGGTGCTACTTAGTGCTTCATATTTTTTTCTTTCATAATTTGAAATGATTGTTCCTCCAACTCCAGCATTGCACAATCTAAAAGAGTCATCATCAACTTTTAGGACATAATATTGATTCGTAGTTGTAATTCCAGATATAGAACCATTTTCATAACTATATTCTACAATTTCTCCATCATTAAATCCATGATTTTTAAAATTGATAGAATTATTAGTCGTTGATATTCCTGCAGGTTTAACAATGAGTTTTCTGTTTGTATATCCCTCACCACCATTAAGAATTTTGATGTATGAAACTTGATTTTTTACTGATGCTGTAGAAAATTTATGTGTTCCTGAAGATCCTGTGTAAATTCCTACGGTGTTTATTCCAGATCTTTGATCATTTAAAGAATAATATAATTTTATAGTTTTATTATTAGTAACTCCAACAAAATATGATGAATTATCTGGAAGATCAATGTTATCGGATATTGTTCCAATCTTTATAGGATTATTTCCCAAAGAATTATATACAATTTCCTCACCATTGACAAAATTATGGTCAGTTAAAAATGCAATTTGATTGGTAGTTTGATTGACTCCACCACCACTGGAAAATTCGTCCGCATTAAATAAAACCTCTCTAGATCTTTTAACTAATACGGGGTCAATTACTGCTCCAGTGCCATTTCCTCCAGTAATATCAATTGAAACGATTTTGTCTATATTATAATCTTGAGAATCTACATATACTTTTTCAAAATTACCACTAACAACTGGTTGAATTTTTGCCACACTTCCAAGTCCAGCTGCAACTTCAATGATAGGTGGATTTATTACGTCAAAATTTTCACCCCCAGAAAGAATATCAACATTTTCTATTGGACCATAATGAACTACATCTTCAGATTTATAATTATGAATTTCAACACCATTAATTAACATCCCAACTTTTCCTGGGGATGTTTCTGTTTTAGTTTCTTCTTTAATATTTTTCTCTAAAGGAAACTTTCTTAAAATCTTTTGTACTCCAAAAGTAGAATCTTTTTGAGAATATAGAGTAAATGTGTGAGTCCCAACACCCGATTGTGGGATTAAAAATGTTTTACTAGATCCAGACTCAATAAAAAATGGAGAACTATAAAGTTGAAACTGTTTATTAGTCAAAACTTTAACATAATATGATCCGGTTTCCAATCCAACCAATGATTCCGTTTTTGGAGAATAAAAAATTCTATCTCCAGTTAAGAAAGGTACATCAGAATCTACCTGTATGGTATTATAAATTCCATCTGAACTAATACCACCATCAAATTTAAGATTATCTTGAGAATTATTAATTGTAAATGATTTGATGGTTTCGTCAATATTATGACGATAATTTGATATATTATTTTTTTCTTCTGATGGTAAAGAATTTGATGCTAGATAAGCATACTCATCTTTATCAACATAAAGATTTAGTATATCAGACAACAAAGATCCACTTGCAAATTCGGATCCTGAAGAATTTGTTTTATTTAATTTTCTTCTTATATCATATAGCTTAGTTGAATCTAGTGTTGGTTGATTTTCCAATCCATTAAGTGTATTCCCATCAATAGATGTAATGTAAGTGTTTGATGAGACTACAGTTTCACTGTCTCTTTCTAGTATTTCAATCTCATCCCCAACTTTTAAACTTGACCTATCAATGGCAGATCCTAATTCATAAGTGGCATTATTTAAAATTTGATGTCTTGTACTCGTATTGTATATAAAAGAATTTGCAAAAATTTCTTTCCAATTTGCATTCGTATTTTTAATCTTATCTCCAAGATTTTTGATCGTAACTATATCACCCTCATCTACCTTAAAGTTTTCACTTTCTTCTACTAAATCCTTTATGACTCCAAGGAGTATTAACTCTACCTTTTTGGATGTATCACCATCTTCATATGAATAATAAGTATCATTAGATCTAACATTTGATGTAGATAAAATTGTGGTATTAATGCCACTACATCCAAAAAACTGATTAACAGTTTTACTTGTATATGAAATTGTATTATTTTCGGAAATTAAAGTTCCTGATTCTGGGAAACTTAATGTAGAATCTACTGTTAAAATAGAGGATCCTGCCGATACACTTTCAGTTAATTTTGTGTTTGGGGTAATTTCAAAACTTCCTTCGACTGAAGATGAATTTTCATCATTACCAACATACAATTCAATTTTATAATAAGTTTTACCTTTCCTTGTAAAAGGTTCTATTGCAGAAATTGATGCATTAGTACCTTCATCTGTAGTTTTTGTAAGAGTCTGTCCAACTATTTTTGTAGGTTCTCCAGATATTACTTCTACAATTCCAATCTCTCTTTTAACATAATTTGCAGAAGAAGGTTTGATCAAATAATCTTCTAGATTTATAACGGAAGGAGTTTCCCCAAAAATAACCTTAAAAAGAATTTTGATGGATTCATCTGTTCCTTTTGAAGCATAAAAATCCTTTGCCCTTCTTATGAAGTTTCCAGCATTAATTTCTTCCACCAATGAAATATTTTCAAATCCTGGTGTAAATGTGGATTTTAATTTTTTATAAAATTCCTTTAAAAATAAAGAACTTAAATTTTGAACAGAAGAACTTGATGCGTGTTCTGCTGCAGTTGATGTTGAAAATACTAACTCTTCATTATCTAAATTTTGATGGTAATTTGTAATACCACTGAACCCACGAATACATCCTGTAAAAGAATTTGTTGTAATTCCGGTATATGTAATGATCTCATCATCTATTTTAAGAAGACCATACTGATTTGGAAATCCTTTAGTGCTAGAAACATTAACGATCGTTTCTTCGGAATTTAACGAAGTACTTAATGTAGTATTATCAACAATAACTTCAGGTTTTAAATTATCTAACTTTAAGTATTGATCTAAATTATCACTAATATCAATTGGACCACCTTGATATTCTTGAGAGATATAATATTGCTTTAAAAATTCTAATGCCTTTGGACTTTCGTCCAAGACAAATTCTGGCAACTGATTGGAAACTATATCCTGAATCTTTACTCTAGATTCAATTCCAGTCTGTATCATATTACTTTCTTATTGAATTTCCGTTTGAATAACTTGATGTGTAGAAATCATTAACAAATCTGGTTCCTGATATTTCATCACCAGAAGCAACTACATCTCTTACCATATTTATTGTGCTTTTTGGAATGCTTAATGAAATGTACAAATCTCTAAGACCAACAACATCATTAGATTCTGGGAATGCTTGAATCTCTATAATATTATTAGGAGATGAAGTTTCTGTAATGTTTAGTGTATTGATAATAATCTCTCCCTTCAAATAATCAACTGTTCCAACATTTTTAACAACAGTAATCATATCTCCATTGTCATTAAACTTGAATATTGAAAGATTTCCTGTTGTTGCTCCAATATTATTTGGTCTACGAAGAAAAACTCCTCCAGCATCAGATGCATTAGTTATACTCAAACCACCAGAAACAATATTAGGAGTATCTGTAAAATAAACTGTGGATGATTCACCGGCAATTTTAAATCCTGTAGATTTAATATTGGATCCTTGCGGATTCGCATGAAATCTATTTCCAAAACACAGTTCATACTGGGTAAAAGTATTCAACAATACCTTTAAATCTCTGCGAATAATAACTTTCGTGATATTTGATGTAATTGCATTATCCGTATTATCAATAACTTGCTGTATTTTACTATATCTAACTCTTCCTCCAAATTTATTTAAATCCAATGATTCTGAATATTTCTGAAGAGAATCAATAACTAATGTCTTTAAAGAATCTGAACTTGATACTTGAGAATAGTTATAATAAACAGAACTATCCAGTTCAACATAGAGTATCTTGAGATCTACTATTTTTTGATTTATACCAGAAACTGCGTATTGCTTCAATTTAGAAAGAATCTGAGTTTTATTGAAGTCGGAAACAAAAAGTCCATTCTTTGGTTTGATGCTGATTTGTACCGTGCCAAATTGTGGAGGATCCATTTGCTCCCCACCAACTACAGATACAGATTCTGTATTTGGATATATTCTTTTTATAATTGCCTCATAATCTCTTGATGTAACTGCCCTATATTGAGAAGAGTACAATCTTGGAGCATAATATTTGATTGAATCTATGGGCTCAATATCTCCACCATTAATTGATGATTGATTTGTTGTGATAGTAACTGTTCCTGGATCAATGACTTCCCCATTTGCAGATTCTAATGAACCTGAGAATGAAAAATTAGAAGCTCCATTACCATCTCTTCCGTCAGTAATAATATAGTTTGCTGTAATATATGTTCCGTCTCCATTTTCTCCCAATTTTTTACCAATAATTCCGTCACCAAATCTCAATTCATATCTTTCATCTTGAACTTCATTAATGAAAAATATTCTTGAATTGCTATCAACATTAAAAATATTTTCGGAAAGAAAGTATTCAATTCCCCTAGTACTTTCAGTACCAATATAAACTCTGAGAGTTGATGTATCAATAAAAGAATTATTTAAAACAAATCTCTGATCTAAAGATCCATCATATAAAAAAGTTTTAGTTAAAAATATTCCTTGATAAACATCAATATTGTTGAATGATACTGTTCCATTCACAACATTTGCTGTTATATCTTCTGGTATGGCAAATGTATATGTCGTATCATTTGCACTCCCTACACACACTATACCTGCCTTAAGGGTGAGTGTAGGAGTATTTACTGCAGTTGATACATTAAATGATATCTGAGCAACTGATGCGGTTCTAGAACGAGGTACGTATCCAATATTTCCTGCAAGAGAAACAACATTTTCTCTCAGAGTTGCAGAATCCAAAAAGGATTCATTCACAATCATATTAGAGTTGAATGCTGTAATATAGGTATTATATGCTAGAGTATCAATTAAAACAGAAAAATTTGACCCCTCAAAGTCAAAATCCGTGAATGTAGAGTTTGCACGGAGATAGTCTTTGATAGAAGTTTTTATCTGATCAAAATCTAAATTTGTATATTTTGTAAAAGGCATTTTATCTCGTTGCCTCTAAGAGGAATGAATATTCTTGTGTTGGAAACTCTTGTCCGATTATATCAAATATAACTGTTACATTAAAAGTGTTTTCATCTGGTATTGGATCTACCTGAACTATCAGATTTTCAATCCTTTCTTCAAAGTTTTCAACTGCAATTTGTATTTGATCTTGAATTACAGATGCTGTACCAAAATCGACAAATTCAAATAAACTTCTTCTTACATCAGATCCCAACAAAGAATTAAAAAATCTCTCTGTCGGGATAGTTTCTACAATATTTCGCACCGCACGGCGAATTGCATTCTCATTTTTTAATATCGGTAGGTCTTTTGTTATAGGATGAGGCTCAAAGGACAAACTAATGTCCTTAAATGCCCTTGATATCCTTTGAACTGCCATTGGAAAAGAGTTTTCTTAATTTTATTTATACCCTATTCTTGAAGATTTTTTTGATCTTTTTTCAAATCATCGTGCATAATTTCTTGAATTACTCTTTCTTCGACATTATCATTCGTCTTATGTGGCAATGACCAATAATCTGATGTT